CTCTACACCACCTCTTGTAAAGCCTAAACAAGTCTTTCCTATCATATCTGCAAAAGTAATAGTAGTTTCTCCACCAGCTGCCGTTGCAGATTTCATATACACTTGACCACTTGAAGTTACTATCACACCATTTTGATTTATTGAAGTTCCTGAAGTTGTATAAGCACCTGAACCTTGTAAACCTACTGAATAAGTGCCTATGTCCTTATAAGGAGCATTGATTTGTAAACTTGTAAGATTACAATTTCCACCTATAATTACCAATCCATCTACCCCATTGTCAATAGCAAATTTAATCGCTATTTGTGTTCTATTTTGTTGCGTTTGCAATAAGTATAAATAACCATAATTTTCTAATGTTATTAATCCATCGCAATTAACACTCCAATTAGCTATGTCGTTCTTAAATTCACGATACCAAGCACTCGTTTGAGATGTTACTTCTTTTTGGTCCACATTAACCGAGAAAGAACAATTTGTTGAACAAGCAAAAGGAATATCAGTTGGTATTGTAGTCGTTACTTTAGATACATTAGTTCCTTGAGTGTAAAAAGTAATATCTCTTGCAGCTACATTTAAAGGATAGACAGTTATTGCTATTCTATCAGTTACACCAAGTGCAGTAGATGGGAATGTCAATGAAGTGCTATATAAAGTCTTGCTAATTGAAGTTAGAACAGTAGTAGAACTTGTTGCTATCGTTGTAAATGTAGTTCCATCATACTTAGATACCACAAAGTAAAAAGATGGACTAGATGTTAAATCTGTTGTAATAGATACATAAGAATTAAAAGTCCAAGTCCCAGCAAGAATAGAAGTCATATTAGGCTTATTAGCATCTGTAATAAACCTAGCTATAACATTATTTCCTGTTGCAGTAAAGTTTACACTAGCACCTACATTTTCAGTAGAACTTAATTCATAGTAAGTATTACCACTTATTGTGCCTTGTGAAACACCACCATTTAGATAGAATACTCCATTGGGATTTTGCCAATAGAGAATCATATTATTACCTTGTACTTTATCTGCCATATTGCAAAGTTAAACTATATTAATATTAAAAATACCTTCTTGGTGTCTCTTGTTCTTGGTCAGTAATATAAACAATAGTTTCAGTTGAAGCTATATTTGTACTACTAACTTCTAAAAACTGCATTGAATTAGTTTCATCTAAAAATGGGTTCATAGTTAATCTATTAGCCATAAACTTTTTACCATTATATGTTAAACTATTTGTAGATGCATCTGTTATTGTATAGACTTTATCTAAGCCGATTAAACCAACAGAACTACTATAATTACCCAAATCACCTTCTAATGTAGCTATATTTTTATTTAATAAATTTGAATATTGTCTCATTATAAGAAAAGGCAATGAATAAAATGTAGTGCCAATAGCACCTTGCACATACCAATTTGCCCAAAATACTCCACTTGAATTTGTAATTAATCCAACATTATTATAAACTTCATATTGACCTATTAGTGGGTAATTTAAGCCATAATACAAATCTATTGATTTTGCAGTCTGATTTACATTCCCAATAGTTCTAGTAATTGTTGCATTTTTTATTTCATAACCATTTTGCTCTAAAATAACATTTCTTACAAAACCTCCAATATGCGTACTATCAGCTTGTAGCTTTATAGTTATTGGTCCTTGAAATGTTAAGTTTGGATTAGGGGAAAGCAACAACCCTAATGGAATTTCTACTGATTGCGTTTGATAAGTATTATTTTCAGTATATGTTTTAGGTATTACTGCAAAAGTTGTTCTCCAATACAAATCGCTAGTTAAATAATATAATGTACCAGCAATAGTAATAGTAATAATAACAAGTATTTCTTGATTTGCATTTGCTGCTTGATAATCAAAAGAAAATGTTGCACTACCTCCATACATATTTGCTAAGTATGCTGAATTAGTTGTAATTGAAGCAGAACCAGAACTTATGTAAAATATACTATATCTATTAAATTGTACACTTGCAAATTGAGTTAATGTAACTACTGAAGAACCTGATGTTGCAACATCCCAACCAACTGCTTGAGAAGATACAACAGATTTAAAATTTCCATTATTTATATAGTTTTTAGCAGGTGTAAAATCAACAATACTCTCTATTGTAGGGTAACCTTTTCTAACTATTTTTGTTTGGCTATTATTTATAAAGTGAACACTTGTTGTAGAATATGGTGCAATATTTACTACATTATTTAATACACCACTACTATTAAATGTAGGTGTAGTAGATGTTATAACATATTTTGAATAGTATATAGTTGAAGCCATTTCATTCATTGGCAATACATACCAATCTCCCTCTGCTTGAAATAGCCTACAACCAAAAGATAACATTATGTTCTCTAAAATACTATAATAATCTAAGCCTATGAAATCTCTCCTATATTGATACGATTGATTAAATGGGTCATTATCTGTGGATGCACTTCTATTATTCATCCCAGTAGCAAAATAAGAACAACACATATACATAGAAGGACTTGTGTAAGAAGGCAAAAGATATAAAGTATTATTAAATAAATCTAATAACTTTATTAATCCATTGCTATTTTCAGTAGGGTTATAAATATTATATCTTAAAAATGATAAACCATCAATACAAGTTAAATTAACTTCTTGTATTCCTGTTGTAAAAGTTACATCAACATAATCATTAAATAAATAACCTCTCCATTTTATTACATTATTTAATGTTAATTCAACATAATATTTAGTATCATTAAAATTTAATAAATCAGGAAAATTAGTATAATCATCCTCACTATTTAATATAAAATTTATATTTAATTGTGTTGAAATTACACAAGCTAAAGCATCCTCATCAGCAGAGTTTGGTTGTATATTAATTGATGTAGCAGTATATTCATAAGAAGAACCAACATAACCTTCTTCATATATTTTTGCTACAAGATTTGTATTATCTCTTAATTCTTGTGGTATTGTATATCTTAATCCGTATGCCATTATGCTAAACTAATATTTTGTCCTTTAAGATTAGATGCCTTTTGACTTCTATTTACTGAAAGTAATAAGTCTTGACCTCTTAGTATAAATTGACCACCATTACTTGAACCACCACTACTCATTGCTCCTGCGTTAAAAGATGTATTTAAAAAGTTACTTAACTTGCTTAATGGCATAATTGCCTCTGTTCCAGCTTCTCCAACTAAACCTAATGTTGGCGAACTTACAATTCCACCAGATGCAAATTCAGTTGGAGCTAAAAGGTTGAAAAAACTACTTATTCCTGAACCTCCTTCTACTGCTCCACTTGCACCTCCTGAAATAGCATTCATAATTGCTTTAAATATCAATGCTTGAATTACTGATGCTGCTATTTGTTTAGCTAAGTTTTTAAACATTTCTCCTAATGCTTCTCCTATATTTGCACCTCTTTCCATTGCATCAAATAAACCCATAAATGCATTAGTTAAAGTATTAGATATTGTACCAGCAAATTGTTCGTAATCTTGTTGCTGCTTTTTTAATAATTTAGTATTTTCTTTTTGTCTTTCTTTGTCTCCCTCAGCAGAAATACGATTAGCCTCTAAATCAAGCATTGCCATTGCTCTTGCAGTTCTTGTTGGGTCTAATGCTTTTTCTTTTGCTCCAGTATATTTATCAGTACCACGATATAAAGTGCTTGTAGGTATATTTGATGCATCTAAATCACCCATTGCTACCTTTGGTTTGCCACTATAATACTTTTCATAAATGGCATTTTCTTGTTGCAATAATTTTTGTATTGCTGCATCTGCTGCTGGACCAGATATTCCTGCTATTGTATTAATAGCTTTTTGTATTGCATTTAATTGATTTAAAGCAAAAGAATTTTCTCCTGAAGCTGCAAATAATTTATTTCTTTTTAATTTATTCTCCCCTTCTAAAATTTCTTTATTAAATTCTTTTAATGCCTTATCAAGTTCACTAATCTTATTTTCTTTATTATCAACCTTTTCATATTTTGATAATTCTGTATTTAATGATACTACGCCAGCTCTAAATTTTGTTATTTTTTCTTCAACAGTCTCAAAATCTTTAGCATATTTTTTATTAATATCAACTTCTTGTTCTGCTTTTGATACTATTCTACCCTCCTTACCTTGTAACATTATATCAGAAGTAATAGCATTTACTTCTGCATTTCTTTTTGCTGTAAGTTTTCTTTTTTCTAATAATGCTTCTTCTAATTTTGTATTATTATTTTTTTCCTTTTCAATTACTTGATATTGTATAGATGCATTATTTAATGCAGCAATCATTGCCTTATTATCAGAATCAAGTGTTAATTTCTTAATAGCATCACTATCTGAATATAATTTCTTTAATTCTGCTAATGCAGTTTGTCTTTGTTCTAAATCAGCTTTAGAACCAATTATACCTATTAATACTTCTCCTTTAATTTGCCTTGCTTCAGATTTAGCTGCTATCTTATATAATTCTTCGTTAAGTTCATTTAATTTTTTAATAAAGTCATCTAATTGCCCAGATGCACCTTTAAAGAAATTACCTATTTCTTTACTATATGTTGAAAGTAATGCAGATAATAAACCAATAGCAACACCAATACCTGCTGGTCCCATTAAACCTTGTGCCATTGCAGATAACGCTTTCTTAGTACCACCTTCAGTAGCAGCTAATCTTTGGAATGACTCAACCATAGGGTTTAAGTTATTCGCAATACCCATCATACCAAATGGAGCATCCTGAGCAATTCTTGAGAAGTTTATAAGAGATTGAGTAGCATCCCCTGCTGGTTTACCTACTTTCTGTAAAGCAGCTCTATATGCATCAATTTGAGGATTTAAAGCAGCAATTTCTCTATTGAGCATATTAATCTCAATAGTATTGGTAGATTTTTTTAATTGTCCTTGAAATTGTCTAAGTTGGTTTTCAGCTTTTTGCAGTTCAGATTGTATCTCTGCAACATCCATTCCAACTTTTACATTAAAACCAATATTCTCTGCCATCTTATTTTAATTTACTCCGTACAATTTTAATGTCCTTGCTAGTTGGTCATCAGTTAACATTATCTTTTCTTCATCTACTTCTAAATCATCAATCGCTGGTATATGCCAAAATGCTTTTAATGACTTAGGAGATTTTTCTGCACTATTACTTAGGTATATAATATAGGCAAGGTTTCTAGTCCTTGCCCATTGATTTAATTCTTTCCTTTCATTACCTAATACGATAATTGAAAAGTCCTTCCAAGTAATATCCCAAAACTCATTGGGTTTTACCCCACATTCAGCAGCCTTAACTAAGACATCATCCCAACTTAGCTTTACTAGGCTTTTTTTTTTCTTCTTTTACTTCATTAGATACATTTAAAATTGTTTTATCAACTATAAATTTAATGAAGTTAACTAGCTGACCTTCAGTTTTAAATACTCCTCCAATTTCATCTATCCAATCGCATACATCATTTTCATTGTATTCTATTGGTTGGTTATTCTTAATACAAGCAGCTTCGTAGCCACAATGTACTAAAGAAACCAAAGTATTTATATCCGTTCCAGCCTTTGCCATAAGGTCAAAATACCCACTAATATCTGTGTTGTTTTTAGTGGTAAATAAACGCATCGCCAAAGTACCCCAGTTAAGGAGTATAGTTTTGTTGTTCAGTCTTAATTCAAACATAGGTTATTTTTTATGCAGTTTCAGTTTGTGTCAATGGTGGTACAGTTACTACGAAAGTCGCAGAAAATTTAACATCATCTTTATCAGCAGCGTTTACATCAAAGTTTGAAATAAATACTTGACCTGAATACACAATATCACCTGCTGTTGGAGTTGCTTTACCCATCTTCATATTGAAAGCAGTTTTTGCAGCGTGAGCAGCATACAATTGTTGGTAAGAATCCTTACTTGGAGTTCCTGTTTCATCAATTGCAAAACCATCACCTTT